CTCGTAGGTCGCCGCCTCGGAGGTGAAGGAAATCTGGGAGGTCAGGTCGTTGAGACCAACACCCGTGAAGACCGTGGAAGTTCCGAAGGGAAGATTCAGGTTGCCCACGAAGTTTCCATTGTAGGAAATGGGCCTATCCACGCCATTGGCGGCAACCACAACGTCGCCCATCTGGGCCATATAAAGAGGATTCTGACTCACGAAGTCGCCCTTAACTACGTCCAAAGTAGTGCCGTTGAGCCTGTAGAGAGCGCCTGCCGCGCCATTCTTGCCTGCCACGAGCTTTATAGAAGTTCCGTCAGCCTTGAGAAAGTCAAGTCCGGTCCTGAGTTCAGCCCCGGAGGTGACACTGCTGACCGCAGACCAACCGGGGACCTTCTTAATGTGACCCTCGGAGTTGATGTAAAAATTCTGGAGGAGTCGGCTATACTTGGGCGGGGTAGCCAAAAGAGGGGCGGAGGTAAGTTCTCCGCCCGACAGGTCTTCGATGGCTATTTTACCGTTCCTCATTTTTAAACCTCAAAGTCTCCCAGATTGGTGTTGGAACCCACAGTGGCACAGCGGCCAAGGGCCATCTCAAAAATGGAAGCCTCAGCCGAGGCGTCACGGCCCTGAGACTGGAGCATGAGCATGAGTGCCCCGGCCTTGATAACGTCCGGCATAGGCACATAGTCGCCCACAGCCGTGAGTTCCTTGGCCCCTTTCAGGACCTCGTAGGACACAATGTAAGGCACATCTGGAGCCGGGGTGAACTCAAGGATGGGGAAGCCCCCGTCGCGCTGTGCGATACGGTAAAAGTCAGGGGAACCATAGGCCAGACTGGCATTATAAGAGTCGGCCATCGTCTTGAACGTAACGTCGTCCGTGGCCCTCTCAATATAGGCAAGGTCGGGGCGGCGCAGGTAGCGTATGGTTTCAACCGAGTCCACGTTCACGGGGCTCAGGCGATAGTAGGGACGGGTGCTGTTGATGGTGAAAGAGCCCTGAACCTTGAGGTGGTCGAAGATGTTCCGGTCAGGAAGAATCGTCAGCAGGACCGTGTTCATCTTGGCAAGGATAATCTTGGCAAAGTTGTCGGTCAAGGCCGCAGACAGGGGCATCCTGAGTTCAAGTTGGACCGCATTTATGACCTGCAAAACTGTTTTTGTCTTGGAGGGGTATACCTCAATCGTGTCCATCGAATACTCAGCGTCAGCCGAGTCGAACACCGATATTTGGTATACCCCGCCATTGACAGGGGTAAAAGTAGCGGAGCCAGTGTAGACTCCCTTATCCGAGCCCTCAACAAGAGCAATCTCGCAGTTTGGGTCAATTGTGTCAACCCAAGCGTCGTTTACTTCGTCCCAAAAAAGACTGGTCTCCCTATCCTGAATTAAGGCGTAGAGAGTGGTCTTGTCACGGACTGTCTTGAATGAGAGCGCGTATGCCATTTATTTTACCTTGGTCGCCACAGGCTCCTCAACCGGCTTGCTCTGGTAGGAGAACCGGGAAACCTCACTCGCTTCCACTTTGGCTTGGTCGCCCATCTTCGGGTCAGACATCACGGAGTAGCTGGTTATCTTCGCCTCGTCGAGTGTGGCGATAACCGACTCAGGAACCTCAACCCACTGGTCACGGGGAACCATGTAGGACTGCCCGCTGATGCACACGAACTGCGCGTATTTGTCGGTGGGGGTGGAGGCCAGTTTCAGTTTAAACTTTTTCTCCCTTTTCAGAATCTCCTTGGTCACGCTCATCGAGTTTTTGTCGTTGAGGGCGGTGGCGCGGAGTTTATCGGTCTTCGCCTTGGTCGGGTCCGCCTCAGTGGCGGGAACCGGGGGTATGTCGAGTTCTTCGTCGTTCATGTTTTGCTCCTTTAATTTAACTTCACGAAATTATAGCAGAAAAGCCACCCCGGTCAATAGCCCCGAGGTGGCGTTCCTGTTGCTGATTTAACGGTAGGCCGTGAAATACAGCACCGAGCCAGCGGCGTTCAGAGTGCCGTCGGTCCCAATGGTGAACCCCGGAGCATGGGTGGCATCACCGTCATACGGGGTGATGGCATCAGAGGCCACTAGGGTTTTGTCACCAGCGGTCACGCGCAGATTCGCCGTGCCATCAGCCATGTTGTAGTTCCACTCGTAGTCCGAAACGTCGGTCACATGATTGATGACCAGCTTGGACGGGATGAAACCAATGGAGATGTTGGCGGCGGCGGCGGGGTCAGCCAGAGTGATTTTACCAGTCACAATGTCCTTACCCAGCGCATCATTCTTCACTATCGCAATTGCAGTCGGCATAGTTTTACCTTCCTTTTTTGTAATTCGAATATCGGAGGCCCCTTATTCAGAGGCCCCCGACAGGTCAGGGTTTAGCCCTTGGCGGCGCACTCAACGCGGAGCATCCAAGCGTCGTTGAGGATGACACAGCCGTTCCAGCCCTTCCAGCCCTGCGAACCACGCTGAGCCAGAGGGTCGGAGGCGGAAGCCTGAGGGTTGTGTATCAGGCTCTCCATAGCGTTCATGCCCGCAAGCGGGACCACGCCATAGGAGTCCTTGCCGAATATCAGCACAGGGTAAACGTCAGCCAGAGTGCCGGAGGTGGACAGTACGGTGTAGCCCGCGCCAGCCTTAGCACCACCGCCATCGGCCCAAGGGGTCGCATTGGTGTCGGCCACGAAGCGGACCATACCCAGAGCGCCCATCTCACCGGGGATGAGACCCATGTTGGCGGCATACTCGCTCACATCTTTCCAACCCGTGCAACGCTCAAGGTCAGGGCGCATATCGGGATGGCAGACGGCGATGTAGGCAGACGGGATGGGATAGGTGTTAATCTTCGCACCACCCTGCACCATCTCTTTGAGGTAAGCGGCCTTCTGGCGCTCAAGGGTCCGAACGGCAGTCCGAATCAGGTCACGGGAAATGACGGCGTTAACGTCAGTCCGCAGAGAACCGTTGGACAGCAGTTTGTTCGTGCCAGCCTTGAGGACACCGAAGCGCATCTTGTCCATCATCTCGTCGGCCTGCTCACCCAGAGCCTCGATGTTGTCGTTCAGGATGGGGTCTTCGTGGGTGTCGCGGATTACGTCCGTGAACTTAATGAAGTCGCCATACTGCTGGAGGGTGCAGGTGTAGTCGGTATACGAGCGCGTCTTTCCGGTGGGGGTAACGCCTTCCTGTAACACTACGGGGGTGGAGTCCAGAGCCTCGTAGCGGCGGAAGGTTATGGTCGTGGACTTCTTCTTGGGAAGGACACGAATCTGACCGAAGCGACCAAAGATGTTGTTCGCAACGGCGCGGTTCAGAAGTTTGAGGTCTGCATAAGCCGCAGTCCTCGGGGAGATATCAGCCATTATCATAGTGTTTTTCCTTTAGCCTTTTTTGGCTTCCTGTTCAGCCAGAAACTTGAAAGCCGCTTCCCTGTCGTTAGGGTCTACGTCCTCAAGCCTTGCTGGCTTAGTCTTACCGGACCCGGAGCCACCGCCTCGCATAGAGCTAAGGTTCTGTTTCGCGCCAGCCTGACGCTGGGCATCAGATGCTTTGGCCTTCTCAGCATCGCCGCTTGCCTTGAACTTCTTGAATTCCGTGAGGGTCATACAGATGTCCCTCGGGTCCAAAGAGTTCATAGCCGCATACTGTATGGCCGGGGACTGCTTCTCAACCCAATCCATATAGTCTTTGCTGAAAGCCACCTCTCTGAAATCGGAGTGAGCCTTCTTGATTTCCGGCTCAATCTCGCTCTCAAAGTGGGCTCTGGCCTCTGCCCGCTTGGATTCCTCGGCACTTCTCTTGTCGAAATCCTTTGCCTTGGAAAGCGCCTCCTCTGAGGTCTTCGCCAGAAGGTCCAGAACTTCTTTCAGTTCCGGGTAGTCTTCGCTGGCTTTCTTGATTTTTTCATCAAGAGCCTTCCGAGTTTCACCGAGGTTAGTCTTCGCGTCCTCAACTTCCTGCTTGCTACCACCTCCGGCCTTGAGGGAAGCCAGTTCTTTTTCAAGAGCCGCCTTCTCCATCGCAACCTTCGTGGCCCATGCCTTCGTGTCCTTGAGGGCTTTGGCTATACCAGCGTCGTCACCTTTCGGCTCCTTGGCGGTATCCTGTTCCGATTTCTCGGTCTTGGGTTCACCTTCGCCCGACGGCTCATCTTTCGCGGGGGCAGGGGGGTCTTCCTTTTTGTCCTCAGGCTTCTCGTCTTCAAGGGCTTCTTCCTTGACCTCGGATTTCTCCTTGGGCTTGGGGTCGTCCTTTGAAGGTTCCTCGCCAGCGGCCAACTTCTCAAACTCCGCCTTGTATTCCTCGCTCACGTCCGAACCGTCTTTCACTTCGTCTTCCATGTTGTCTCCTTGGGCCGATTTCTCGGTAGTCCAAAATTACGGATAAGTTATACACGTTAACAATTGACTTGTCAAGTGTTATTCTTTTTCCGGTTCTTGCGGATGCTCCATTCGCTCCATTACGTCCAGAAGTTGCTCCAACTCTCTGGCGGCTCCTTGGCTCCGCAAAATCTTGTCACGGTCATCAAGGCCAACACATTCCTTGGACCTGTCCTTGAGGCGGGACTTTGCCTCCGCCTTAATCATCTCGTAAAGTTCGCTCACTACTGGCCCTCCTGATAAGGCATGGCCTCATCGGCCATCACGGAGCCATCTTCCATCTGGTGAAACCCCCCCGGAATCGGCATGGGCTGACCCGTCACCTGAGGGGTCATGCCTCCGAGTCTGCGGGGGTCGGGTTTGACCCCGATGCTGGCGAGTATCTGGGCCTGCTCGGAGGGCATCAGTTTGTCAAATATCTTGTCGGCGTCCACCTTACCCTCGGCCTGTATGGGTTGTGCCGCCTGACGCTCGGCCATCATGCGCTCAATCTGCTGAATCTCCTGTTCGGACTTGACGAACTTGGAGAGACCGAGCTTGTCCGCTATGGCCTTGAGAATCTCACGGCGGCGTATGATGAGGGCGTCCTGAGGATTTTGGGTCACAGACAGGAGCTTCATCATGTTCTCCACTATCAACTCACGGGCCATCATAGAGATAGTGCCAGTGGCGGTAATCTTGAGGGGCAGATTGAACTCTGGCGGATACTTGCCGAGCATGGTGAACAGGGCGTCATACCTCTCAATAAGCGGCTCAATCACGTTGTCGTCTATGTTTTTCAGGAACGGCTTGAGGTTCACGTTGGCCGCACCCATGAGCATGGACATACCCGTAGCCGTCTTATTGAGATAGGTCTGAGAGGCATCCCCCTGAGAGTATTTGGGGATGCCAGATTCCTCGTCAGCTATGCGAAGGAAGAACTCAATCATTTCCCTGATGCCCATCGTGGTGTCGGGGAAGGTGATGTTCTGGATGGCCTCGTTGACGTTGGTGTTCCCCTTTAGGTAGAAGGTCTTGCGGGGATAAATCTTGGCGTCGCCAGTCTTCTGCCAGTTGATTTTGTCCTCAAGAATAGCCAGACAGCCGTTGCCAGACAGGGCCTTTCCGTCCACATACAGACGCGCACCGGAGTTTATCATGCTCTGGCTGTCGTCTATAAGTCCGGCGATGCTGTTCTTATAGACCGAGTTGGGAATCTTCTTGACTCCGAAGACCATGAACGGCCTGTAGCCGTAGAAATTGTATTGGGCCTTTATAACGAACTCGCGGCCAGAGGTACAGGTGACTATGCAACCCTCAACGTCCTCGTCGTCGCCTATGTTCTCAGGAACATCAGCGCCGTATTCGCGCAGAGACTTGGCCTTGACCAGACCCCAAAACTCGCAGATGCCAATCTTGTTGTCCTTGATGGGCTCAAAGCCATTGAACTTTTCACCCAACTGCTTTATGGTCTTGTCGTTGTCGCCCTCGGGCATGGAGGACTTGAGATTGTCAATATCCGCAATCGCCAGAGTCATCTGTTCACGGTCATAGCCGGGGTCGTTGGCAAGGTCACGGAACTCCTGAGGAAGAATACGCTTGTAGTGAATTTCACCTATGGACTTCTTGGTGGTCTTGGAGTTTACGTCAACATAGTAATCCCAGAAAGGGACAGTCTCGCAGACGTATTTCTCCACATTCTCCACCACGACCATGTAGGGTGAGATGCGCGGGTCCAACTGCTCGGCAGGTATTCCGCCTATCATCCTGCGCTTGGCCACAGGCTGACGGTCCACGACCATGATGGGGCCTTTGATTATGGCCGCAGGAAAGACGGTGGCATCCAGAGCCCCGTCGTCGAGGGTGTCGAAAAACTTTATATATTTCAGATAGTCAGAGATGTAGTTCTTTCGGAACTGCGCGGCGGCTTCCACGGCCTCACGGGGAATCTGATTGTAGTCCAGATTCTCAAGGGCCTCCATCTCAAAGGGGACATCGGCCCCAAGGGCGTCCATGATTTTGGCATGGGCCGTGTAGCACTTCTGCTGGGTGAGTTTTATGAATAGGCGGGAACGGTTGCCCTCGCCCTCTTTGGTCTTCCAAGTTTTGTTGGACTGATACTGACTCAGGAAATTATACCACCACTCCTCGCCCTTAATTTCATACTCTCTCCTGCCGTTCTTGAACTCCTGAAAAATGTCGGCAACATAGAGCGCCAAGTCCTGACCTTTCTCCTGAATCGTTTCGGGCTGGGTGGTTTCGTTTGCCATTTAATATCCTGTCACAAAATTTTTCACGATAAAGTTATAGCAGTTGGTGTTTGACTTGTCAATAGCCAGCCACAGGGTCAACCGGCTCGTAACCAGAATTACCACTTCCTTCCTCGCTATCTTGGGTGTCCTTGTTGTAGTTGGCTATCGGAAGGGCGAAGGTCATAATGTGGGCATCCGCGATGTCGGGGGAGCCGTTGCACTCGTCGCCTCCGTTCTTCTTGAGGCGCTCCCGCATCTCGTCCTTGGACTCAACCTTAACCTTGCCACCCTCAAGGATGCGGGCCGTGGGGGTGGACAACTCACCGATGAGGTCGTTGTCCTCGTTATCCCAAAGTTTACCCCGGCCCTGCTCCAGCCAGTCGCGCATCTTCCCCCAGAGTTCATCGCGCAGGCGCATATACTTCTCGGGGAATTCCATCGATATTGTCTCGGCTGAGTTGACGGGGATGACGGGATAACCCAACTGCTTGAGTCGGTCGAAGACACCGCCGCCCACACCGATTACGTCCACGAAAATAGCCTTGGGCTTCTCTTTGTCGGCCTGCCCAGCCACGTCACGGACAATCTTCATGGTGTCGTTATAGCGCATAACGTGATAGGGGAGGAACTGGTCGCCCCGGCGCTTCGCCAGAACGCTCCTGTCACGGTTTAGGGACCGCGCCACGTCCACCCCATACACTAGGTCATAGGAGTTCTGGGGCCATATCTGCCGGTCCCGCGCGGCCTCGGCCCAATAAATCGGGATATAGGTGTCGTCGTCCGCCAAGGGGAACTCACCGAGGACACGGATTCTATAGAAGTTTGACTCCTCCCCATACTTCTTTCCCATCCGGGCCGCGTACCTCTTGGCCTCTTTTATGAGCAGGGGATGGGCCACATCAAGGCAGGAACGGGTGAAGGTCTTGTAGAAGGACTTGTCTTGATTGAAGCACCTGTAGAACTGGCCGTTACGACGGGTGGGGTTGCCAGCGAATATGGTCTTGGTCTCTATGGTCCCCGTCGCGCCCTCAAGGACCTCACAGGCGGGGTCGCTCACGCCCGATGCCTCCTCTATTATCCGCATGACGTAGGGGCCGTGGAACCCTTGGAGGGCGTCGGTGTTCTCTTTGGTGGCAGTGCGGGCGGCGGCGAACCAAGTGGCCGGGGACATCAGGTTGGTGATGGTCTCCTTCTTCCAGTCAAGGTTGTTGGCGAAGATTTTTCCAATGGGATTTCGCTTCATGGTCCCAATCTGCTTTGACATTTCGGCCCAGAGTATATCCTGCAACTGGTGTTTGCTGGGGGCTGTGCAGGGGATACGGGCATCAGGACGGGTGCTGAGATAATGCAGGGTTGAGATGGCAAGGTCTGTGGTCTTACAAGTGCCGTGACCTGCCTTTACGGCGATGTGGTCCTCACGGTCAAGAGCTTTGAGGAAAGCCTCCTGCATAGGGTCCAACTGCTCAAATCCAATGACTTCCTTGGCAAAGCGACAACGGTCATCCCAAATGAGTTTTACATATTCTTGGAACTCGGCCTCGCCAACGGTTATCATTTCATCACCCACAGGTGTATCCCCGGCTTGGGTCCGATTCGCTTGAAACACAGGAGATTCTGGATATGCTTATCGTCTTTGAAAGGCATGGGTGGAATAGACTTCTTGTTGCTAAAAAGCGCGTCCATCATGTTTTTGCACAGATTATCAAGGTCCGCGTCCTTCTGGTCTGGGGACATCACGAACTTTATTGCCACGGAGTAGGGTGGCTCTAATCGTCTTTTAATCTGGAGCAACACAGAGTTGAGCATATGCTGACGCGCCTTCTGGGTGGCAGAGGGAGTGAAGGCCCATGACTTCCCTCCACGGCTGATGATTCTGGGGCGCTCATTGGGGACAGGCTCACCGGGAATCCAGTAGTGCTGAACCAACTGCGCCGTATTAAGCATGGTCTCAAGAACCATGTCTTCAAAGATATCTATGGCGGTCTCGTCAATCACAGTTCTTCCTCGGTCATCTCCATCTTCTTCTCCGACGCCTTGGCCTTGGCGATGGCCTCCATAGCTTTCTTCATGTCCAGCGCCTCGGACTTGGTGGACTTGGCCTTCTCTTTTACGTCACCGATGGCCTTATCCATAATCATTTCCTTCCAAGTCTTCGCGGCAGTCACTCTGACGTTGACTGAGACTGGAACAGAAATTTCCTCATACTCGTAATGGTATCCACCCCCGGAGTCGTTGACTCTGGTTTTGATGGCTTTGAGGTCTCGGTAGGCATCGTCCAGTGCCACCGCTTCAAGGAAGGATGCCACTTTCGCGGCTTTGACGAGGGAGCGTTTCTGGCAGAAAGTTTTGATTTCTTCTTCGCTCTTATTTTTTTCATCGGATGCATCAGCCATTGAGGAGGTCGCCTCTGATGACAGACACCGTGAAGGTTACGCCTTTGGATTTCACCAACCACGAGCGACTGGTCATGGCGTGTTTTGGATTTTTAACCAAATCCCTTAACATGGCATTTATCGTAGACTCTATCTTTCTCATATTTGCTCCTGCTCCTGAAAGTTTTGCCGGTGGAGAGACTTGAACTCTCGCTCCTTCAACCCCGTGAGGGGCGGCGCACCATACCTCAATTCGTTAAAACACGCTTCGGTCTACCGGCACAAAAATCATAGCAGATGGAAAATATTTTTGCAACCCCATTGACTCCAAATTTTTTTTCTGCTAAAATTTCCTTGCAGTAAAAATTAATAGCAAGCCGACCATCACCGGCAAAATAAATTTGGCCCTGAAAGAGAGTGTGATGGCTCTCCGGTAAGGGCCAATTCATTTGCAGGCGCGGCGAAGGAAACGAAAATGAGCTGGATAAAGATACAGAACGGACTCGTGTCCAACAAGAAGACAGCAAGACTCGCACGGGAAATGAAGTGGTCAAAACTGGAGGCAGTAGGTTTTCTGGTTTCGTTCTGGGTGTGGGCCATAGAAAACTGTGAGGACGGTCAACTCAAGGACATAACCGACACCGAGATTGCCTTTGGGGTGGGGGTGGACAAGGTTGATGGAATAGTGACTGCGCTCATATCCTCAGGTCTGGTTGACGAATCACCCCTCAGGATTCACGATTGGACAGAACACCAGAAAGACTTCCTTTGGGGTAAATACAAGGACAAACCAGACAAAAGGAAGGAGCTACTCCAGAGTTACTCTGGAGTTACTCCGGAGTTGCACTCGGGTAAAACGGAAAGAAAGAAAGAAAGAAAGAAAGAAAGGGGGGAGGAGCGAAAAGACCCCCCCACCATTCACGATGTGAGACAGATGGCAGAGGCGGAGAATATTCAGGCGGACCCGGACAAGTTCTTCCACTATCAAGAGGCCAAGGGTGGATGGGGAGGCATGATAGACTGGAAGGCGGCTTTCAGATATTGGGCAAGGACCGAGTTCTCAAAAAGTCAACAGTACCCCACTCAGGCCAAAGAGAATCCGATATGGGAAGACAAAGAGGCGGAGTCCATTAAAAAAAAGAACAACTGGCACGACGCCCACTTAAAGGGAGGAGTCTGCTCCTTCTGTGGCTCCACCATAGAGGGATTGGGGATATGCTTCTGCCCACAGTATACCAACGAATTCAAGAAATTCTGCGGGGGTCTAAAATGAGAACCTTCTACTTCTACTCCGTCCCCACCTCCAAGGTCCCCAGCCCCTACTACATGAGGTTTGCCGCCATGCTCAAGAACCTGTCACGAAGGCACATCTTCCAGTTCAAGCTCTGGCAGGGCTCCCATGAGGCTCCTGTCCCCATAGAGGAGGATAAAGAATGAAGACCCAAATACAGCAGGTCATAGCGTATCTTGAGCGCAAGGAGGCCAGAGAAAGGGCTCGCCTTGCTGATGAGGTCAGGAGATGCGAGGACCATGTTTTCACGATGGGCCGTCTCTCCATGCTTCGCACGATACTCACAGACGCCCGTAAGCACGAGAAGGACCTTCGCTCAGGACACATCCAATATGGAAAAGCAAAGCGCAAGAATCAGGAGGGGGGCCGCGCAACGGGGGAGGCATAGGCCCCGCAGGGGCAACGCCCCAGATTTTTTAGGCACAGCTCCCTCCGGTCAGGATAAAGAGTCCCTCAGGATTTATTCTGGGGGATTTTTTTTACGCCTTGAGGTCCAAGTGCCACCCCCTGTCTGAAAATTAAGCCTTGGGGCATCAGCGCTCATGGGAACAGTGGGGGGAGAGAGGGTGGGTATTACCCTACTCCATAACGGGGGAGGGGGTGGGGGTCCCTGCCGGGGGTCAAATTTATGGCCCTCCCTTTCTGGCTGGGGCTGATAAAGGTATCCTTGTAACTAATCAACCAATTATCAACACTACTGACAGTGATTGTTCGTAAGTGCTGTAGGTAGATACAGCAAAATAGCAACATAATACTTATTATCGAAAGAAGGACCTATACGGCATAGGACCTTTGGCCCCTATTGTGGCAAAGTCGTTGCTCTAATGATATCTATATAAGCAATGGCCTTGCCATTTGCGGATTCACTGTAACTATTGAGCTATCTCTTGTAATGCCTCCGCTACGCTAGGCAATCTGATAGTAACCCTGTAGAGTATCCCAGAAGCATAGTATCCCCTTCCGAAGTTAAGTATAATTGCTAATATAATGTATTCTCCCTTTGTTCCCTATGTATGCACTACCTATCCTACCCTTCCCGGCCCCCGTCCTATTCTTTCCCCCGGTCTACGGCTCCCG